AGGGCTACCTATGGGCTACTGTGCTTCTACGGCGTTGCGCCTGGCGACATGTACGATTTCGAACGCGTACCATTGCTAGGCATCGCAGACGGCGGTGTGGACGCATGCTTTCGCTCGCGGGGTACCATGTTCTCAGTTGCCGAGCCTGGCGAAAACAACAAGCTCGGATTCCGCCTTAGCGAGGGCGGCGAATTCAGACAAACTGGATGGAACTTGGACGTGGTTGCCTTGCCGGTGTCAATGGTTGAACAGCTTTACCCGCGAGCGGCGGGACGCGAACGTAGCGCGGCGCTGTTACGCGATCTGATGCGGCACGCTGAGATAGCTGTCGCGAGCGACAAGCGCATCCCATTTGAGCTCAAGGGCAAGGCTACCATGGCATTGGCCAGCCTAGCTCTAACTCACAACAAGGAGCAAGAGCTTGCACTGATTAGCAAGTTCAAACTCGGCTGTTTGGAGTTGAATGAGGCCTTGACTGCGGCCTTCACCGAACCAACCGGGCTTTATGGCATTGCATCTCGATGCATGCGTTCTGTCCGCGCTTTCATCCGCTTTGCCAAGCGGCCTTGGGTAGGTGAGGATTACATGGTCTCATCCTTCTACGGCGCTGCAGCCGCGTTCTTTATAGCCTACTGGCGGAAAATGCTTCAGTCTTTGTCTGGCCTCACCACTGCTGCCTTGCGCGCGGTGGCGAAGGCACAATTCACGACGGTGGCACGAGTACGCAAGTTGGTTGCTCGTCTTGTTGCGATGGCCCCTGTGGCCACACTGCCGAAAGGCATCCCCCTGAAGCCAGGCAGGGTTTCCCTGCAAGGCTTCGGGGCTTCTTCCATGTTGTGGAACGTTGTGCTTGAGGAAGTGATCAAGCGCGCCGTCCCGATGGGCACCCCCGCCATCATTGTGATGGAGGCCATGAGGCACCGCTCTTGGTACTATGCTCCTACGGCTGTGATGCATGCTATCAGCGCCAAATTGGATCCGTTGATGGGGGTTGCGGTGCAC